TACCCCCAAGCCTGACCGCGCATAATGTGATCAGTGGTTATGTTGAAGACTAGGCCCCCTGCCACAATCGAACAGGGCAGGGGGGCTTTGAGGTAGGAGGGATGTGGGGCAGCGTGCTGGCATCATCCAGACGCCCGAAAATCTTTAATATAACCCGTGTTATGCGCGACCTGGCGCCGAGCTATTCGCCTAGTTTTTCTGTGTGGGTGATGAGCATCCACCCCCTAATCAGTTTTCTGATAGCTACCTTATCTTCTTCGGGCAACTCTTCGATTGCCTTGGATAGGTAGCTCATTGTCTCCGTAGTTTCCCCGTAAACAATCTCATCAAGTGACACTCCTAGCGCTGTTGCGATCGGGATGAGCGTCTTTACCAGCGGATTTTCTTGTTCACCACTTTCGAGTCGGGACAGTTGCGATTTTGATATGCCGCATTTTTCGGCCAAGTCCTGCTGGCTCAATCCTGCCTGCTTGCGTATGCGTTTTATATTGTCGCCTATGTGCGTCATTTCGCGGCCTCTTGGTGTATGCCTGCTGATTTTACATCACATGGTTGCATGCGTGCGGACTCGGTTGTATGCTTGCCTGCATCGAGTTGTATGGATGCGCACTTTGCGAGCCATATCAGGGGGTAGGGAATGACCGTTTTTTCAGCCGTAGTTAAGCCAGAGCGCAATGTGTATTGGCAGCATGAGCCCACGGGCGAGGTTTCCGCCTGCGTTGCTGGTCAGGTTGAGTTCTTCCGCGATCTCCCCCAACTCGGTCGTTATCTCTCACACACCTACCCAGATTTCGATTTTGTACCTGTCGAAGTTACTGAGGCCACTTGGCGCGGGTTCTATGATCAGGGGGTCTTCTTTGATGACTGGTCATAACGCCAAAACCAAGATCGATTTCCTGTCCTTCACCTTCACGCCGGAACCGCTCAAGCGTATCGCTGAGCTTGCAAAGCAGGGCTGTTTGCTCAAGGCCATTCCGCGCTTTGAGGTCAAATCCTCCGCGCTGTCTGCTGCCTTGCCTGAGCTTGCTGCCGGTAGCGCGGTGTATCGTCGTCCATCTGAGCCATTGTCGGAGCCAAAGACTCGCTATGAAGCTGCCGACCAGCATCTGAGGGCGCTTGCTTATCCCGAACCGCTCTATTCCAAACCCGAGCCGGAAAGTTCGGTCATCATTACTTCGTCCATGACGGAAGCCATGGAGATAGTGCTTGCATCCCAGTACAAGGCCCGTGCCGACATTAATCACGAGCTGAAATCAATCTGCTCTGCCTTGCTCGATTTTTCTGAGTTTGAGGTCAACCCAGACGGCAAATATTGGGACTCCTATAACGACTTGATCCACTCCTACGGGGTGCAGTTCCTCGATACCATTTGTTGCAATGAGCTGGAACTATTCATTGAAGAGCTTAATTATCAAGTTGGCGTCCCGATCCCTGCGCCTCGCTTTTCTCTCCGCCATCGTCGCGGGGGCCTTCACGGCTACAGCTACAGTGGTGACATTCTCATTGATGGTATTGCTTGCGGGCTTGTCGCTTGGGGAGCTGCAAACCATGGCTGCATGGTTTCTTTTACTGGGGCAGGATGCGACGGATTGGATTTTGGAGCTCTTCATCGTGTCATTGCTATGGTGCCAGGCATCCGTATTACTCGAGTTGACCTCGCATTGGATGATTACTCAGGGTCGGTTATATCGTATCTCAAAGCAGTCGATGCGGCGGAATTAGGCCATTTCCATCCAGCTCGGGGCACTGCCCCAAAGTGGATGGCCATTCAAGCCGGCGAGTTTATCCCAGAGGTTCACGGCGGTTTGCGCAAGCGGTTTGGCATGATTGCCTCTTCCGGCTGCTCCTTCTATGTGGGCTCTCGTGCTAATGGCAAGTGCGCCCGCATTTATGAGAAGGGTAAGCAGATGGAATCTGCCGAATATCCCGACTGGGTGCGAGCCGAAGGCGAGTTGCACAGTAAGGACCGGATAATCCCGCTCGATGTGCTGGTAAACCCAGACCCTTATTTTGCTGGCATGTATCCCCAGTTTTCAAAATGGCTGGCTGAAGTATCAAAAGATGAAATCGAGCCGGTGCGTATCACCACATTTAAGAACAAGTTCAAGACCTGCCGCGATAATGCGGTAACAAATATGTCCAGAATGGCCGGACGTTTGGTCAATTATCTAAAGAACGTGGAAGGGTTGGCGAGCGATTCTATTGTGCGCCAATTAATTGGTCAGTTAGGCCATGATGATATTCCGGCACGGCTTTTGATGCCGTTGCCACCTGAGCTAGATGAATTGTCGCTTTTTGAGCCCAACTGAACGGGCATTAACCCAAGTGGAGAGTAAATATATGTCCAAAATTACTGGCGTAATGGTGCTGTGTGTCACTCATGGCAAAGGTATTTCCCGCAAAGGCGCAACCCCCAAGCCCTATGACTTTGCAAACGTGCAATTCTTGGTGCCTGCCACCAATATTGATATGCCCGAGTGCCAAATCAGCAACTGGGGATTTGAGGCTAAAGAAATGCCGCTCAAGAACGACCCGCTCATTTTGGCTAATATTGCCAACTGCCCCAAGCTCCAGCCTATTTCGCTGCTGCTGGAAGCGGATCCACGTAACCCAGCCCGAAATATCGTTGCTGGCTTTGAGCTTGAAGGCGGGGCAAAACAGGACGATTTCGGTCCACTCCATAAAAAGCCTTAACTAATCCGGTGCCTGATGAGGAGGAGCGAATACGTGCAGCGACCGACGATGAGGGCACCATATAAATGATTTGTGTCGAATTAACGTCCGAGGGGTATATCAGACAGGCCCCGCCGGAAACATGTTCTTACGTGCTGTTGACAACTCAGGAGCACACCACGTTAACGGATATATCGAGCTGGTTTCAGTTCGATGTAACCATCACGTCAATAGCCTTTGGTTTCGGATTAACCATTTGGGTTGTTGGTTTAAAACTGGGCGCCATTGCCCGTGTCATTGTTGGTGCAAAAAGAGGATAAATAAAATGCAAAAACTTTCAGGCTTGTTCCGTAATGGTTGTATTGCTGCTGTCGCTTCCCTGTCTGCCGCTGGTGCTGCTCATGCTGCTGCTGGTGAGACTTCCGCTGCTGCCGGTGCTGCGCTCGATTCGGCGCTGTCAGATGTAAATGCGACCTCTCCCAAGGTCATGATGGTGGTTGCCGCCGTTGTTGGTGTCGGCATCCTGATCAGCCTTATTCGCAAAGCCTAAGCCATGTCCCTGCTTATCGGGACGCTCTGGTTTTTGTTCTTTGTCGAGGGATGGAGAACATCCTTTTCAATCTAAGGCGGCTTCGGTCGCCTTTTTTCATATTGGGGGCTGCGTGCGCATAGCTTGGCTTTTGTTGTTTATGTCTTGCTCTTCTTATTCGTGGGACGGGTGTCCTGATGGTGTCTCGCTTGGCATGGTGACATTGGCCACGCCTCTCCCTATCTGTTTGAAATACGAACATTCGTCTAAAGGCGGTTGCACCGTTAAATGCAAAGATGTGTGCGTTGAGCTGCCTTTGGGGAATACCAAGGGGCCGGTTTACACTAATGGTGAAGCGTGCTCTATCAGTAGCGGCAATCCTGAAGGTAGTGGGCCTGGCAGTGGGGATGGGGACGGTGGCCCTGATGCGCCAGGCTCTGGTAATTCAGGTAGCACTGCTTTTCCTGGCTGGTATAACTTTGAACCGGTGATTGGTGATGCCACCGGTACGTCTGTGTCTGGGGCTGTCGCCAAGCTAAATAAAAATCTCGGCAGTGCGTTGGGCATGTTAGCAGGTAATGCAGACCTCACTTATTTCGCGGTTAATGAAATACGTGGCCTGTCTCAGCGTGTGGTTAATGCCGGTGAAGCGGCTCAGCAGCTTTTAAAGGAAATTTCAGAATATAATCGTGTTGCAAATGCAAAGTTGGAAGGCGCCGAGCTTGTTGCGGCACGCTCTGAGAATTATCTTGAACAGATAGCGAAGAATACAAGCGGCGGTGGTGCCGGTGACGGTGAGGGTGGTACTGAAGGTGGTGATACCGAAACCGGTGATGACTTTGATCAGCAGTCGCTTTTTCGTATGCTTGAGGCCATCAACGACAATATAAGTCATACGGGGGGTGATACCGCCAGAAACTCCGGTGACTTATTGCAGGCGTTTTATTCGCTTCAGCAACAGCTAGCATCGGGTGATGCTGGCGGTTCACAACAGGGTGGCGGTGAGGGTACGGGTGGCGCTGATATTGATTATTCTAAAATGCCAGGCTCTGAGTCCGCGCCGCTTTCTGTTCGTAGTGCGTCCTATGATTCAAAGGGCTGTGAGGGTGGCGCCAATTGCTTTTTTGATTTGCCTACCATGCAGGGTAAATTGGATGAGGCGAACAATGCTCTCACTGGGAGCTATAAAGCGATTAGCGAGGATATGAAGCGGATATTCTCATTTAATTTTTATGGCTCTGCTGAGCCCATGAAATGTTTGGACTTGTTTAGTTTGTATGGCAAGGATTATTCAGTTTGCCCGCCCTCAGCTGATTTTTGGTCAACGTTGGCGGCGTTAATGATGTTTATTTTTTACTTCGTGGCATTGATGGTTATTTTTAAGAGGTGATGACATGGAATGGTTGAGCGAGTTTTTCGGGGCGTTTTTTAACGACATATATAATTTGGCAGTCCAGTTTAGTGCATGGATTGTGGTGCGGCTTGCGCTTCAGTGGGTGGAGTTCAAGTTGTTTATGTTGAATTTTACTTGGGATGTGGCTAAACAGGTGTTGCTTAATATTGAATTTAGCGCAATGTTGTCCTCCTCTTTTAATTTATTGCCTACTGAGTTGCGGGGGATGTTGCTTTACCTTCACTTTGATAAAGGTTTGGCGATACTTTCTCAGGCGTTCGTTACCCGCTTCATGCTCAATATGATGGGGTGGTAAATGTCTATCAAGATCCACCACGGCGCCCCCGGCTCTTACAAGTCGTCAGGGGCCATTCATACCGATGTGCTGCCCGCCATCAAGGCTGGTCGCCACATCATCACCAACGTGCGCGGCTTCACGGCTGAGCGCTGCAAAGAGGTGATGGGCAAGGCGGTCCCTGATGGCTTTCAGGTGACGTATGTCGAAACCGAATCCCAGCAGGGCAGGGATCATATGGCCCGTTTTTACCACTGGGCACCCAAGGGCGCATTTTTTCTGGTTGATGAGGTGCAGCGCGTCTTTCCGCCATCATGGCGCCAAAGCGATTTAGACCGTCTCGCTTATCCAGGTGGCACGGAGCAGGCCAAGCAGGATGGCAGGCCGGAAACCATCGACGTGGCCTTTGATATGCACCGTCACCATAACTGGGATTTCGTTTTCACCACGCCGAATATCAGCAAAGTGCATTCCGTTGTTCGAGCCCCTGCAGAAACTGCCATCCGCCATACGAATATGGCCGTGCTGGGCATTGGTGGCCGCTACAAGACTGTTCTGCATATGTCGGATAACTCCGGCACGTCTGCCTCTCATGTGTTGCAAGCCAAGCCATTCAACAAGGTGCCCAAGTATGTTTTCAAACTTTATGATTCAACTGCAACCGGTAATGTCTCGGATACAACGGCGGGTAGCTCGATATTACGAGACCCTAAAATACTGTTTTTTCTGGGTCTTATGGGATTCTGTCTCTACTTTGGTTTCATCAAGCCTGAGTATATTGATGCTCCTGCTAAGGCCGCTAAAGGTGCTGCTGCCGCTGTTCCGGTTTCTGGGGCGGTGGGTGATACGCCCGCTGATGGGGTACGCCCTAGCGGCGTTCCTGTTGCGTCTGGTGGCGGGGTTCTTTCTGTAGGGCCGTTTGCTGGCTATCGTCTGATCATTAGTTGCCATGTGTTGGTGAAAGATGATCGGGGATCATATCGGGTCGATTATTGCTTTTCTCTTCGAAAAGGCGATGACGTGCAGGCCCTTCATAGCGACGATTGGCCGGATGAGTTGGCTAGGGTGGATCCAATGAGCGCATGCCATGCCGTGGTGAGGTATCAGGGCCAGCCGGTGGATGTGTATTGCGACCCTGATGGCGATACTTTGCGCCGCAAATACAATGCCCAGCTCTTTGCGGATACCAAGGGGGGAGGGAAGCCAAGTGATGACCGGACATGAATAGACTCAACCGCGCCACTCGGTTATTTATGTTAAATAGGACTCTCAAGACTACCAAGGACAGGGGCGGTAGCCCCTACAAGCCGCTCTCTGCTGCCCATTTTTGCCTCTACCGTCTCGCGGCGAAACACGCCCATCTTGCCCTGATACTGGATCACCCCTTTCCCTGCTAAACCGGTCTTTAATGCCCCAGTTATAGCGACCAGCCGAAGGCTATAGGGCGCGGCTGGTAACTCCTAATCCTCCTGTCGTAGACAAGCCCATGCCAAGCTCTTACGCCTTGTCAGTGCGTCTTTTCGGGCTGTTGCTGTTCAAGCCCCCCGGGTAGTAATACGGGGGGAATTCTTCCTCTTACCCTTTGCCTTTCTTTTGGGGATCTTTTCCTTGAGTCCTCCATGGTGGGGCCATACGGGCAACCTCTCGGCCTAGTCCCACTCGGGCGAGTGTTTAGAGCAGGGGCCCTCACACTAAAGCGCGGGGGGCGCAGCCTCCAGCTTTCGCGGCGCAACGCGCCGACATATGGCTTTTCTATCAACCCAGCAAAACCGGCTTGGATCCAACGCTTCATCGGCTGATGCCGATATATGTACTTATCGGCATCAAACAACCAAGGGGCCTACCGGCCCTTTGCCTTACCCCCAAGCCTGACCGCGCATAATGTATATTATGTTAAATGTGATATCTTGTTTCCTGTTCCCACTAATTGAACTGTGTATAATGGCAACAATTGATCCTATCTCTGACCGGATGTCTTAAGTGGCTGAATTAACATCAGAACAACTAAAACCCGCTTTTTCGATTGAACAGTTCACTGCCCTCAGCAAGATCGAACCCATACCTTTCGCCGCCTTGCAACCCAGAGCCATTTCTGGCATCAAACGTCTCGCCAGTTTTGATGGCGACTGCCCGGTCATGCTGCTCAACGGATTCCCCGGTGCGGATTATGAAGGTGTGTGTCAGACGCTGATTGCCGCCTCAAATGGCAGGGATGGTGACCTGTTCGATCTCTGTTACACAGAGAACCTGAACAACCCATTCAAACCAATCTGGTTGCGTCTGCAGCCAGGTAGCGGCGTCGAGTTTTGTGAAATGGTTGGCGAGCTGCTCAAACTGATGAGCCACCATCTGGATGCCGAGCGCTTGGTCACCCGCATCATGCGCAAGCAGAACAACGACCCCAAGATCGATGACTTTCTCTCTGATCTGGCGGCTCATGTTGCCCAGGGACTCGAGTTCCAGCATCCCGTACTGATCAACCTGCTGATCCATCATGAAGAGCAGGAAGCCCCTGTGATTTATGGCCGGGACCTGAAC